GACTTGGTAGCCTAAAAAAAAATAAAAAAAATTGGCTCAGTGCCATTGACATTTGATGCTGAGCCCATTATATTAATAAGGTAAGTGAGTATTGGTTGTGAATTCTGAGAGAGGGTTTGTTATGAAATTGACCAAGAACCAAGAAGCCTTTGTTACCGTCGCTTCTCAAAAATATGGTAACACAATCACCCGTCAACAGATTCTTGATATCATGGAAACAGAGGGCTTCAAAAAGCCAGTCTGGTTGACCCGTGGTGACAAGTATCGGATTGGCCGTGGTTTGTATCAGCTTCCTATCGCTGGTGCAGCACCTATCGCAGTTGCAGAACCAGAGGCTCAAGTTGCACTTCAGCCCGCTCCAGTTGGTGTTGATATGAATGTAATGACAGAATCTTTCACTGAGAATCTTGTTCCTGAGAAAGACCCTTTGTTTGTTCCATTCGGTAATTTCAGCAAGATCAAAAAGATCATTAGTTCTAAAATGTTCTATCCTGTCTATGTCACCGGCCTGTCTGGTAACGGTAAGACATTCGGTATTGAACAGGCTTGTGCCCAGAGCAAGCGCGAAGTTATTCGGATCAACTTCACTGTCGAAACTGATGAAGACGATTTGATCGGCGGTTTTCGTTTGATCAACGGCGATACCAAGTTCTTCAAGGGTCCAATCATCAAGGCGATGGAAAAGGGTGCAGTTGCTCTTCTGGATGAACTTGATCTTGCAAATCCTGCGAAGGTTATGTGTCTTCAGTCAATCCTTGAGGGTAAGGGCTACTTCATCAAAAAGACTGGTGAGTATGTCAAGCCTGCGCCTGGATTCACTATCATTGCGACAGCCAACACCAAGGGTAAGGGTTCTGACGATGGACGCTTCATTGGTACTAATGTGATGAACGAGGCTTTCCTTGAGCGTTTTCCTATCACGGTTGAGCAAGAGTATCCACCTGTCTCTATAGAAAAGAAGATGCTGGGTCTGGTGTTCGATGATCTTGGTATTGATGTTATGGATGATTTTGAAGAGAAGCTGGTTGATTGGGCTGATATCATTCGTAAGACATTCTATGATGGTGGTGTTGATGAAGTCATCTCAACACGTCGCTTGGTTCACATTGCGAAAGCCTACTCAATCTTTGGTGATCGTATGACTGCTATTGAGATGTGTATCAATCGGTTTGACGATGATACAAAGCAGTCCTTCCGTGATCTGTATACCAAGGTTGATGCTGAAGCTGAGAAGGATGAAGAAGCCGAAGCGGCTCCAATCACCGAAGCATCTGACGAGTATGTTCCATTCTAGGACACTAAATAAATCTAAAGAAAGTGCTTGACATCAGGCGCTTTCTTACTATATAATCTACACAATGTTTTTATTATAGGAGTATGAATTGGAAATCTCAATCGAACTAAGCGAACTTAAGAAGAAGAAAATCTTTGTCGCTACACCAATGTATGGTGGTCAATGTCATGGTATGTACACAAAGTCTACAGCCGATCTAGCGAAAATGTCTCAAGCATATGACATCGACATCAAATTCTTTTATCTCTTTAATGAATCCCTTATCACTAGAGCAAGAAACTATTGTGTAGATGAGTTTATGCGTAGTGATTATACGCACCTAATGTTCATCGACTCCGATATCGGTTTTGATCCTAACGATGTGATCACCCTAGCTGCTCTATCTGATCAGGATGAACCTGATGATTCAAAGCGTAGGGATATTCTGTGCGGCCCATATCCTAAGAAGACTATTGCTTGGGAAAAGATCAAGCGGGCTGTCGATAAAGGATTTGCTGATGAGAACCCAGGCAATCTAGAAAAGTTTGTTGGTGACTATGTGTTCAATCCAAACACAAGTGATACAGAACTTAGACTCGATGAACCAGTTTCTGTTCTTGAAGGTGGTACTGGATTCATGATGATCACCAAGCAAGCCTTCCAGAAGTTCAATGATGCGTATCCTGATTATTCGTACCTACCTGATCATGTTCGTACTAAGCACTTTGATGGTACTCGTGAAATCATGATGTACTTCCAAGCACTGATTGATCCTGAGTCGAAGCGTTACCTGTCTGAAGATTATATGTTCTGTCAGTGGATGCAGAAAATTGGTGTAGAAACTTATATGTGTCCGTGGATGAAACTTCTCCACACTGGTTCATATACATTCGGTGGTAGCCTGATTGATATCGCTCAACTTGGTGCTGCTGCAACTGCTGACGCCTCTGAAATCAAAAACATGAAGAAGTAACATGAGCAAGTTTAAGTTTGAAGAAGATAAGACTCTGAAAGAAGTATACGATTATGTGGCTGCTACTTACGATGGCCACTACTCTTTCAACAAGTTTCAGTCAACAGAATTCATCATCGACAGTGGACACGGCGAAGGATTCTGCATGGGTAATATTATCAAATATTGTCAGCGTTACGGTAAGAAGGAAGGTAAAAACCGAAAAGACTTGCTAAAAGTCGTCCACTATGCTATTATGGCTCTTTATATTGATTCACTTGAAAATGGAACTGAGGTAAATGATGATGAGAATCAGTGATAATACTATGAATGTGTTGAAGAACTTTTCAACCATCAATCCGTCACTCGCGTTCAAAGCGGGTAACACAATCCGTACTGTAAGTGAGCAGAAGAATATTCTCGCTCAAGCGGTTGTCGAAGAAAACTTTCCAGTAGACTTTGCTATCTATGAACTGAACCAGTTTCTTGGTCTAGCAAGTCTGTTTGAAAATGCAGACTACGCATTCGGTGAGATGGATGTAACGATCCGTGATGAGAACAACAAGTCGCGTTCACGTTACACCTACACAGATTCCTCAATGGTGACATCACCACCAGAGAAGAATATCGACATGCCTAATCCAGACATTTCTTTCACTGCTAGTGCGGATGATCTGAAAGCTGTTGTGTCTGCTGCTAACCAGCTTGGCCTACCAGAAGTCGTGGTTCGTGGTGGTGCTACAGGTATTTCCCTTGTAGCTACTGATACTAAAAACCCAACTTCAAACGAATACAGTCGTGATGTCGCACCACAGAACGGTGCTACCTTTGATATGGTATTCAAGACTGAGAATCTAAAGTTCATTCCAGGCGACTATGAAGTAAAAATCTCCAAAGCTGGTATCTCTCACTTTAGGAACACTTCTGGTCACATTGAGTATTGGGTAGCAACAGAAACAAATTCGGAGTATTCTGACTAATGGCTAAAATACATCGTACTGGTCATATGTCCAGCAAAATTCTTGCTCAAGTTGTTTCTATTATTGATGTCACTGTACAAAGAGCAACATGGAAAGGTGAAGAGATTGGTCATATCGCACAGTTGAGAGAAATCTTTGCTGAAGCAACAAATGCTGCTAGAACAGCAGAACTAGAACTTGAGGAAAAAATCTCAAAAGATAAAGAAAAAAGCGAAGAGGTATTTGAGTAGTCCTTAACAATTATATGATGGAAATGTAATGCGTGATGATTTTTTGTGGGTAGAAAAGTATCGACCAAAGATGGTAAAGGATACTATTCTACCACCCCAACTGAAAGAAACCTTTCAGACTTTTGTAGATAATAAAAACATTCCCAATCTCCTTCTAACAGGTACTGCTGGTGTCGGTAAGACATCTATTGCTAGAGCCATGTTAGAGGAGTTGGACTGTGATTATATCGTGATCAATGGTTCAGATGAGGGACGATCAATTGATGTTCTGCGTAATGAACTAAGAAACTTTGCTTCATCTGTGTCGTTCTCAGGTGGGCGTAAATATGTCATCCTTGATGAGGCTGACTATCTCAATGCTAATTCAGTACAGCCTGCATTGAGAAACTTCATGGAAGAGTACAGTAAGAACTGTGGATTCATTCTGACATGTAACTTTGTCAACAAGATCATTGACCCCTTGCAGAGCCGGTGTTCTGTTGTAGAGTTTAGAATTGGTAAGGCTGATAAGCCGCAGATGGCCAAGGAACTGTTCGACTGCGTACAGAAGATTCTTATGCTTGAAGGTGTCACATATGAGCCTAAGGTAGTTGCAGAAGTAATCAAGAAACACTTCCCTGATAATCGAAGGGTTCTGAATGAACTGCAACGGTATGGTGCAACTGGTTCTATCGATACAGGTATTCTTGCAACATTTACTGACAAGAATCTAGACACTCTTGTCGATGCTCTAAGGAACAAAGAGTTTAGTGCTGTTCGTAAGTGGGTAGCGCAGAATGTCGATGGTGATGTAACACCACTCTTTCGTAAAATCTATGATAACATGACTGAGAATATTCAGCCACAGAGTATTCCTCAAACGGTTGTGACACTTGCTGACTATCAATATAAGTCTGCTTTTGTTGCTGATCAAGAGATCTTCTTTATGG